ACCCGCAGGCCGGCGGCCGGAAGCAGCCGGTCGTGGAACCAGGCGGGGCGGGCCGGAGTCGCGCGGGCCTCGGCCGCCGGATATGTCAAGGGCCGGCAATTCTATAGCTGGACAAAAATGAAGGCGCTGGAGCTCGCGCTGAAAGCGGCGGACCGGGTGCTGAGCCGGATTGCGGATGAGGTGGATTATTGAGATGCTTACAACCAATACGCTGATGAACGCCGTGGAGGCGGAGCTGAAGCGCCTCTATCCGGGAGAGCCGGTCTACTATGACGAGCTTCCCAAGGACTTCCGGCGGCCCTCCTTTACCCTGGAGTGCCAGAAGGCGGAGCAATCCGATGTCAACATCGGACTGGTACGCCGCAGCGTGACACTTTTAGTCACCTGCTATGTGGAGGCGGACGCCTACCATGACAGCAGCCGGAAGGCGCTGAACCAGCGGCAGGACACAGTGATGGGCCTGTTTGCCCAAGGTTTTTTCCAGGTGGAGGACCGGGCCCTGACGGTGCAGGCAAACCGTGGACTTGGGAACCCGGACTTTGCCGAGGTGAGTGCTGTATTCCAGTGGGTGGACGCCCGGCCGGGCTATCAGGACCCGGAGGCGGCGGACACCCCCCAAATGGAGCACTTTGCAATCGAACGAACTGCGCTTTGACGCAAGAGAGGATGATACGATGGCGACGACAATCGGGCTGCCCAGCCTGACGATCACTTTCCAGGCGGCCGCCCAGCAGGCGGCCAACCGGAGCAAGAAGGGCTATGTGGGCGTATTTGTACGGGACGCCAAGGCCCAGGGCGTCCACCAGCTTTCCAGCGCGGCGCTGATCCCCACTGAGCTGGGGCAGGAAAACCAGAATTACATCAGGAGGGCGTTCACCGGCAGCGACCGGGGCGGCCCCAGCAAGGTGGTGGCGGTGGTCATCGCCACGGGCACGGAGGACACCACCGCCCTGGAGGCGGGCCTCAAGAGCATTGAGGGGCTGACGCTGGACTACCTGGCCGGGCCGCCCGACGCGACGGCCGCCGAGCTGACGGCGCTGGAGAAGTGGGTCAAGGACCGGAGGGCGGCCTACTTCACCGAGAAGCTGGTGGAGCCCAACGCCGCCAAGGCCCCGGACGACATGGGGATTATCGACTTCGCCGAGACCGACGGGGCCATTGCGGAGGGGGCGGCCACCTACACCGCGGGGCAGTACGCCAGCCGGATCGCGGGTGTGCTGGCGGGCATCCCCGCGGGCATGTCGGCCACCTACGCCCCCCTGACGGAGCTGACCGCCGTGACGCCCCGCTCCACACAGGAACAGGAGGCGGCCATCAAAGCGGGCAAGCTAATCCTGATCCACGACGGCGTCAAGGCCAAGATCGCCCGGGGCGTCAACTCCCTGACCACCATCCCCGCCACGGGGAAGGCGGACTGGAGCAAGATCAAGATCGTGGAGGGGATGGATCTCCTCACCTACTATCTGCGCACCACCATCCAGGACCAGTATGTGGGCCGGTACGCCAACACCTACGACAATAAGTGCGTCCTGGTGACCGCCATCCAGACCTTCCTGGCCGAGCTGGAGGGCCAGGGGGTGCTCTCCTCCGGGGAGAGCTGGGCGGAGATCGACGTGGAGGCTCAAGAAAAGTGGATGCGCTCCCAGGGCATTGAGACGGCGGATATGACCGCGCAGGAAATCAGGGAGTATCAGACCGGGAGCTGGGTCTTTGTCCGGGTGGGCGGCCGCTTCGTCGACGCCATGGAGGACTTCCAGCTCTCCGTGGACAACCTGTAGCACCGCCCGGAGCGCGAAAAAGCCGGGGATTACTCCCCGGCCTCCCGCTCCATGCGCTCCCGAGCCGCCTGTAAGACATACTGCTGGGTACTTTGCCCAGCAGCAAAGGCAGCGGCGCGGATCGCCGCGCCCTCCTCTTTTGGGGGCCGCAGCATAATTGCATCACACTTTGCCTGTGCTTTTTTTACTGCCCGCTTTTGTGCTTCCGTGCTTGCCATCTTATCACCTTTATCCGGCATCATCTTCTGTGTACTCCAAAATGTCGCCTGGCTGGCAATGGAGCATAGCACAAATACGTGAAAGGTTATCAGTAGATACAACTTTGCCATCTCTTAATGCTTGTATCGTGCTTTCTGAAAGTATTCTTTCACGCCTTAACCGCGTTGTGTTGTACCCAGCGGCTTTTAGCAAAGGAAGAATTTCTTTTGTGTACCGAATCGGCATCGATCGTCCCTCCCTTCTCATGTTGTCCATTATACTACTTAAAATACACGATTACAAGTGTAAAACAGATAAAATAAAACACTGATTTTCGTGTAAATCGTCAATAGAAAAAGCACGGATAATCGTGTAAAATTAAAACAGTCAAGGGGGACAACCCCAAGACAAATAAAAGCCGCCCGGTGACGCGGGCGGCAGAAGGAGGCGAGGTCATGCGGTTCCAGAACGGGACGTGGAGTTGCGGCGGAAAGTCCTTCTCCACACTGCATGAGGCGCTGTTAAGCGTCTGGCCGAAGTAACGGCCGGGGGCCGGGGAGACCCGGCCCCACCCCAAAACTCGTCTCCGGGGCTATTATAGCACGGCAGGCAACGGAAAAGCAATAGGAGGGTTTTATCATGGTGGATTCGGCGAAAGGGAAAGCGGAGGACGTGCGGGCCGGGTTTGATACGCTGCGGGTTCTCGTGGACGCGGTGGACACCCAGTTGGGATTTTTCATCCGGGAGAAGGGGATGTTCGGCCCTTACCGTGAGCTTATCCGGTCTCATGCGCTGGATATCCAGACCATGCTCGGTGTGATTCTTCATGAGGTCTGTGACATGGAGAAGGAGCAGGGCGAGCTGGTGCGAATGCTTATACATCAGAGGACAGAAACAGAAGAGGACACATAACCCATGGAAGCCGGCGGAGGAGGCCGGAGATTATGAAGGAAATGCAGATTTTTGAGAACCAGGAGTTTGGGGCGGTGCGCACCGTCGAACTCGACGGGGAGCCCTGGCTGGTGGGCAAGGATGTGGCCCAGGCGCTGGGGTACAGCGATACTGACCAGGCGCTTAGAAAGCATGTTGACGAAGAGGACAAAAAAATTCTAACCCGTCAAAACGACGGGTTAGCCGGGGGGTCGGGAAACGCGACCTTTGATATTCCAAACCGGGGTATGACCATCATCAACGAGAGCGGCCTGTATTCCCTGGTGCTGTCCAGCAAGCTGCCGGGGGCGAAGAAGTTCCGGCGGTGGGTGACGGCAGAGGTGCTGCCCGCCATCCGGAAGCACGGGGTGTACATGACGCCCCACACACTGGAACAGGCGCTTTTAAGCCCGGACTTCCTGCTGCGGCTGGCCCAGCGGCTGAAGGAGGAGCAGGAGGGGCGCAGGGCGGCGGAGCGGGACCGGGCCCTCCTGGCCAGGGAGCTGGCGGTTCAGCAGCCCAAAATCGACTACTTCAACGAGCTGGTGGAGCGGAACCTGCTTCTGAGCCTGCGGGAGACGGCAAAGCTGTTGAGCGTGGGGGAAAAGGCCTTCATCCGCTGGCTGCTGGAAAACCGGTACCTGTTCCGGGGGAAGAGCGGGAAACTGCTGCCCTATGCCACGCGGCCCAACAACGAATGCTTCGAGGTAAAGGAATGGTTTGACCGGGAAACGGGAAAGGGAGGCGTGCAGACGCTGGTGACGCCGCGGGGGCGGGAGACCTTCCGCCTGCTGCTGGAAGGGAAGCCGGAGAGCGGGCTTTGGAGTTTCCCGGGCGGGGGTAGCATCCCGCTGCCACCGGAAATGACGGAGGAGGAAGCCAGACGGGCCGAGGAGTGGTATCTGACCGGATATTTCAAACAGGCAGACAGGGAACAGAACCGGCAGACGGCCGGATAAAGGACAGAAAGGACGGATTTCTATGGCAAGAACCATTGACAGCGCCAGGCGGGTCATTTCGGGCACCTGGGGCGAGCTGTGGATCGACGGGGAGAAGGTGGCGGAGGTCTCCGCCTGCCAGGCCAAGGTGGCGCTGAACAAGGAGACCGTCAACCTGTGCGGCCGGTTCATGACCACCCACAAGGCCATGAACGCCAGCGGCACCGGGAGCCTGACGCTGCACAAGGTGGACTCCGGCTTCGCCCAGAGGATGGAGGGCATCAAGCGCGGCGTGGACCGGCGCTTCACACTGATTTCCAAGCTGCGGGACCCGGACAGCTACGGCGCGGAGCGGGTAGCCCTCTATGATGTCAGCTTCGACGACCTGACCCTGGCCGACTGGCAGGCCGCCGCCGTGGGCTCGGTGACCGCCCCCTTCACCTTCAGCGACTATGAGTATCTGGACCAGATCGAGGTGCAGTGAGAAGCGCGGAGGGTAGGCGCACAGGGGAGCTAAGAGGACATGGAGACGAAAAAACAGGCGACGGGCGCAGCCCGGAGCGCCGCAGCGTTAAGCCAAAGCGCCAGCGGCGCTTTGGCAGCGGAGGCCACAGCGGCTATGCCGCGAGGAGGGAACCCGGCTAGAACGGCGGGCGGCCACAAGGGCCGCCCCTACGGCGGTGCGCCCGACCCGCAGCGTGACAATGAGAAGCGCGGAGCGCCCGGGAGCAGGGGAACAGCGAAGCCCGCAGATGAAAAAGCAGTTGCGCCGCAGGCGCAAGGTGTTTTTCCCGGAGGGGTGAGCAGTTGCCCGTCGCGGAGGGCGCGGAGCGTGACAGGAAGAAAGGAGAAGAAGTATGACGGATTTGTTGGCGCTTCTGCTTCGGCCGGAGCTGCCCAATGTGCAGAAGGAGCTGCCCACGGCGGAGTACCGCGTCAAGCGGCTGAGCGAGGCGCTGGGCACGGACGTGGTATTCAAGCTGAGGGCGCTGCCCTACGGAAAGGTAAAAAGCATCCGGGATTCGGTAGCGGGCGACCCGGGGCTGGATATCCTGCTGGCCGGCTGCGTGGAACCCGACCTGAAGGCGAAGGAGCTGAAGGAGAAGTACGGCGGGGCCACCCCGGCCGAGACGGTGAAGGCCATGCTGCTGCCCGGAGAGATCGAGGATCTCAGCCGGGCGGTGGAGCGGCTGTGCGGGTTCCGCCGCATCACCATTGATGAAGTAAAAAACGCCTGACGGAGGGCGGCGACACAGAGCTGGAGCTGGCGTACTACCTGTTCCACAAGCATCACTGGACACCGGAGATGTACTACGGCATGGGCCAGGGAGGCCGGGACCTGACTCTGGCGTTCGCCCTCCATGAGGTGGAAGAGGGGAGGGAACCCAGGTAGAACGGCGGGCGGCCACAAGGGCCGCCCCT